TGACACAGTTTATTTTACACTACCAGCGACCCCTCATCTTTATAGCAGATACTCCTTTAGTGCGTCAATGCCTTGTTTGACACTGCGGGCAATAACATACTTATTTCGGCAGTTTTCCGCTTGCCTCTGAAATTCTTTTTGTTCTTCCGATTGGATGCCTTTCTTTGTCTTAAACTCTATACATAGCGAAGCGTAGCCTTTCTTTGGGATTAGTAGGATAACATCGGATACGCCGGAAGTTACACCTTGCCGTTTGAGATTAGCGGCTTCCCTTATATGGCGGCTTCCACCATTCGGAACAGCGAAGAGAAGCTTATTGGGTAACTTTGGGAATATCTTTTCCACTTCTTCAAAGAACTTGCATTGCATACGTTCTTCCTCGTTGTTTTTCTTCCTTTTTCTTTTGGATGGATTCTTTTGCTCAGCATAGCAGTTGTAGCAGATATAGCCTGCATCAGTCTTAATGACTGATACAGTTTCTTTTCCGCATACAATACATTTTTCTTTAGTCATTTTTGCTATAAGGTGTCTTAGGTTTGATTCCATATTTTTGCAGTAACCGTTTACTTAAATATATAATGGACAGATTTATTGCATTACAATTACAAGGTTGCTCCCATTAGGCATACGGAATGCTTTATTAAATAGTTTCTGGCATCGTTTGGGTGGATTGATGTATGGTTGGTGCATTTCATTGAAAAGCGTACAAATTCCTCGACCTTTATTTGTGCAAAGATGTGTTGAACCACTAAAGAAGAAAGGGCATGAGCCGCAACTACCGGGTTTGTCATAGAATTTTCTATCATTGATTATTACCATTTATTAATCCTCCAATAACTCATGATTATCATATTGATTACCAATAATCTCGCCGTTTAACACCCCTTCAATATGATAAAATTCTCCTTTTTTGAATCTACCTTTGTCGTGAAGAATGCAAAGTATAGAATGATTATATTCATCTGTATCTATTACAGCTAGTAGTTCATAATCTGTTTTAACATAACCAGAACCGATAATATTTAAGACTTTTGGGGTGAATCTTACAATATCACCAATATAGGCCTCTTTCCCATTCTTATCACGCAAGCCTATGTATTGCCCAACAGTTTCAGACTGAACAAAAAAAGTACCTATCGTCCCGTAAGTCGTATGGATTGCTGGACATTTAGTCATTTTCCCTTTAGGTGTAAGGCTTGTTATCAAATCGCCATCTATCCATAGCCCATTATTAAAGCATTTTCCTCTGAATTTTATTTCATGTTTCATACTCAATCCTCCACTTTTTCAAAGTACACATCTTGTTTATCTTGTCTTTCAAACTTGTTGACTTCAAGTATCTCATTGAAAGACGGGATGGGCATCCAGGCTACAACATTATAGGTTTGCAATCCATACAAGAAGGAATTAGCATCTTTTGCGTAGTCTTTTTCTGTCCTATGAGATATATATACTTGTTTCCCATTATAAACTATTACTTTTTGGTTTAAAGAAGGCAGTTTATCTTCAACGCTTATCCAAGGAGATTGCTTTGCCTGCCATTCTGCACCACATTGAAAATCTTCCATACAATCAGATTTCCGACTAACATAGTTATCTGGATCAACCTCCTTTAAAACCTCTTTTCTAAACTTTGTTTTATTAGTAGCATAGTCGTATGCTGCTTCTTCTAATGTCTGTTTCATAACTGTCCCGTTTTTAATTAATCTTCTTTATTTTCTAAGTCTCTGTATGCCACGCAATAGTCAAGTAAGTTTAAATCTGGTTCATTCATCAAACATTCGTTCAATCGGGCGCAGTTCATACAACACCATTCGTCAGATAATCTCCCCATAGTTTTTTAGCTAATTCGTAATTCTTTTGTGCTTCATTAACAGCTTTCTTGGCATAAGTGAGAGTATAAGCGTGTTCACGTGGATATTTGCCAGACTTAACACCCTCATGATATTCTTTCGCTTTCTCTAACTTGTGTTCGTAGAAATCGATACTTTCCGGCATAGAAAGATTGATAGTGTTTGCCTTTTCTTCCCAATATTTGGCAATTCTTTCGTGTTCGGCAGCCTTGTCGCTAAATTCAACACTTTTTCCCATATTGTTCCAAGCATCATCAATCGCTTTTCGATGCCGTTTCTCGCTATGATGTCCGACTTTGATTGGCTCTCCAAGAGAAAGAAAATCTTTGTCTTTGTTCGAGCGGTTGAAATATTCGTTACTTTTTTGTCCGGCAGACTGGGCCCAACCATGGCGGCGCTCGGCTCTTTGCTTGGCCCATTCCTGCACATTAAATCCGTCAGCTCTGACGATGGAGTAATAATAAAAGCCTTCACGTTCATAGATGAGATTGAATACAATACATTCATTCTCTTTGCCATATTTGGTTGTAACTTCAATAACTTCTCCTTTTTCGTGTTTTTCACTGCATTTTGCGAGAAAAACATTGGGTACATATTTGCTATACGTATTCATATCAATATAATTATCGGTTAAAAACTTCTTTGTGTACTTGGTTTATAGTGCCATTGATTATCAAAGAACCCTTAGCGGCACGGATTTTATTACCTTTTTCTTGAACCTGATAGCCGGCTTTTTTCAGCCGGTCTATTTTTTGTTGTGGTGTTATTTTAGAAACCTTCATCATCATAATCTGTGCTGAAAATATTAGCTACCATATCAACGATATTTTCCTCTATATCTTCCGTGGAACCGGTAACATCTTTGGCAATGGCTTTCTTATTTTGAATGATACGGTAAACCTTCTCGTCAATGGTACGTCGTCCGAGGAAATAGTAACAGGTTACAGAATCCTTTTGCCCTATACGATGCGCACGGTCTTCGCATTGGCAACAATCGGCATAAGTCCAGGGGAATTCAACAAAGGCAACATTGCTTGATGCTGTTAGGGTAAGTCCGACTCCTGCAGCTTTAATGGAACAGATGATAATATCCGTTTTGGGATTGTTTTGAAAAGAATCCACTGCTCTTTGTTTCTCATCTTGTGAGTCCCTTCCAGTTACAGATACAGCCGTAGGAAAATAGCTTTTCAGTTGATCTACCACTTCGTGAAGTGAGCAAAAGAGGATGATTTTCTTTCCATTCTCACGAAAGTCTTTTACGAACTCAATTACATCACGTACTTTCCCTCTGGCTGATATTTGGCGGAGGATATTAATACGTACCATGACTTCACCTCGTAATGCTTTCTCTATCTTTTCATCATCCGCTTCTTTGTATTTTTGTAGGTACATGATAAGATCACGCTCTGCGTCGATATACTCCTTGCGGTTAGTTATCTCACAAGTATTTACTTGTCGTATTTTATCGGGAAGGTCTGTCAGCACCAATGACTTTTCACGCCGGAACATACATTTAGTCCATAGCATATAGTTAAGTTCTTTCAGGTTTGATGCTTCATTTTGGCCGGAACAATATCTATTGACGAATGTCTTATATCCTCCAAAATCTTCCATTCTGGAAAGGATAGATAACTGCGGAATTAAATCTTTAGGCTTATTGACAACCGGAGTTCCGGTAAGTTCAATGACCCATTCCTTACCATTGCATATACCTTTACAGAATTTAGCCTGCTGAGTGGATGATGATTTGCAACGGTGGCTTTCATCAATGATTACAGATTTGAAAAGTTGGATGCTGTTTCTAAATTCCACATCTCTTAAAGTCCAACCAGATTCTTTTTTGATACGTTGTACAAAGTATTTTTTAAGCGATTCATAATTAACGATGAATACCTGATACATGCCAGTCTGATAAAAGAAAGTCCATGTATCTCGTACTTTATCCGTCAGTACCATTGCCTTTTTATCTGTGAACTTATGCCATTCTCTTTCCCAATTAACCTTTAAGGCAGAAGGACAAATAACCAAACAAGGAAAGGCATTCCCAAGATTAATGGTTGCAATGCTTTGCAGTGTCTTTCCAAGGCCCGGCTCGTCGCAATTCATGAATCGTTTGAGCTGTAATCCTCTTGCAATTCCTTTTAATTGATAGGGATATGGGTTTACTTTTAGTAAGTGGGGAATATCAAGCTCCGGCAGCTCCGGTATATTGTACGCAACTTCTTCCTCTTCTTCTTGTTTCTGTTGTCCTGTAACCCATTGGATATTTTCAAATGGTCTGATTTGATAGACCATTTTTTCAAGTTCGACACGACTGGAAACAGGAATAAGCCATTTCTTTCTGCTTCCGTCATATCTCTTGCCTGTGATTTGACGTATTCTGTCAACAATAGTGGGCTTGTACTTGAAAGTAACTTCAAAAACGTTTCCTTTTAATTCTATAATCATGACTTGTAATTTAGAGTTTTATGGGGCTGACAAAAATCAGCCCCGAATTTGATTAAGCGGCAGGAGCTATGGTTTTGGTCTTTCTGCCTTTTCTTTTAGGCTTTTCTTCTTCTGCAGGAAGTTCTTCTGCATCGGTAACAGCTTCATCGGGGATATCGCTATCAAAGTCTAACCGCTCTTGCTTAATGCCCCATTTCTCTTCAAAGAGATATGCTTCCACTTCCGCATCGCAAGCTGCTGCATCTATTTGTAGTTCTTCTGAAAATTTATATTCTTCGTCTCCGAATGGAGTAAAGATTTTCAAATCCACAATTTTACCGGATTGTAGTAATTTGCCTCCCATTATGGTTATACCCGGTACTCCATCGTTGCTATCATTGGCATATCCGGTAATGAAGTAGTTATTCAGAGTTTCATCAAAGCCCGGTGATGTAAAACTTGACTTGTAGATTTTCTCCGCTTCGGGTTGCTCGCATAATACCACAAGATGCAGTTTCAAGTGATTAAAAATCTCCTTCAGTTCGGAATGTACGATTTGGTCGCAATTCTTGGTAACCTTGTTTGTGTAGTTGGCTTCTGTGAATCGCTCGTTGTACACAACATTTAATCTGTCTTTTTTAATGACAGCCTGCTTGATGTCAATTTTTGCAGTTTCCATTGTTCTCTTTTTTAGGCTCATCCTTTGATGTAAGAATAAGCATGTTAATAAATAGATATATGATTATACCGGCTCCCATGATGAATGGGAATCCAGTAATGTTTTCGTCTAATCCCATTAGGATAATGGCTATAAGAAGCCAAAGCAAGTATTTGGGTGCTTCTTGGTCGTTTAGCATTTTTGTCTGTTGTTATTGTTGTACATACCAGCCATTTTCATTTCTTCTTTGGCTTTGCTTATTACTGTCACGCACCATGATAGCTGATGTGTTGCGGTTCGATTGCACCGTTCACACCAATCGACCAAATATCGTTCTTCCCTGCAAAGGGAGTTTACTAAAGCGTTTATTGCCGTAGCTGTAGCCTTGGCATTTTTGGCTGTTTCGGCAAGTGTTTTCATTGTTTCGGAATTCATGGCTTCGTTAAGCCAATATTTAGCATCAGCTAATAACTTGCCTGAACGGGCGACATATACAGCCAAGTCATTTCCGCGCAATACGGCTTCTTCTGCATTTTCGCTCATTGTTATATTGAGGAATGAGTCAATATCTGTAAGTTCCTTGCAGATTTGTTCTTTGGGTGTGATAAGTATGTTCATATCGTTTTCGATTAAAATATATCAAGAAAAGAGCATCCACCATTTAAAAGCCAATTCATCATATTTCTCTTTTCCACGTTTATAGGTATCATCGTCTCGTCTAATGAATGCTTTGAATATTTTCAGGTTCTTCTTGCTGATGGCATAGATAAAGTCCTGTTGACTTCCTGCTATATCCATATACCATGCTCTGGAACGGTCCCAATCAAAAAAATCTATAGCTTCATTGAACTGGTTTTGTGATTCTGCAAAAGTGGTCTTTAAATCTCCACCAAATCCAAAACCAGGTAACCACCAATCCCATTTACATCGGGTATCAAGAGTATACTCAAAGTTTCCGTAGAGAAATCGCTGGGATTTGTTTACCATGAATTTCTGGGTATCGGAGTTGGAAAGAACGGCTCTAAGGAACTCGTCTTTTCTTGCCTCTTTTCTTAAAGCTTCCCTCATGGCAAGGCCTAACTCGAAATCTTCCCGTGAATAGGTTACATCATCCACCATGCGCTTACTATAATGTACCCGTTCGTTTTCGGTAATAAGTGCATCTACCAATGTCCCAAACTTGAAGGCTTTTTCTTTATCCCCATACTGGGTACGGGGATAAAGATAGTTTTTGAGTTCTGTCAGATCGGAGTTGCTGACTTCTGTACGCAAGTAATATGAATCCGGATTTGCCATTACTTTCCTGCTTTAACTTCTTCTTCGTATCGGATATATTTTGATTTGATTTTCATTTCATCATTGCTGTTAGCTTTCTTTTCGCAGAAGGAAATCATCTTTTTGTGGATTTTTTCAAGTTCTTCTATTGTCAGATTCTGACCTTCATTTATCCACCACATCTGATATATTTCCAAGAAGCCGGCAGGGTGTAGTATTTTAATTCTTTCAGTCACTTTGGCTTTGCTAGTCCTTGTTGTAACAGAAGCGGCAGCCGTTGCAAACAGACTATTCATTTGTGCGGATTGTATAGAAGACTCCGCTTTTTGTTGCTGCTCATGTTCTTTTTGCTGTATTTCAAGTTCACGTTGTTTTCGCTCCTCTTCTTCCCGTTGTTTCCTTTCGGCTTCCGCTTTGGCAGCAGCTTCAGCATCTTTCTTGCGTAATTCTTCTTCCTCAATAAGTTCTTGCTTTTTGGAGGAAAGGCGGTCGATAAATGACTGACGTAAATCCTCCATGTCAAACTTATACTGTTGAGAGAAAGCGGAATATTTATTGCTTAGAATTTCAGCCTTGATATTCGCTTTGGTTTGTGCGTCCAGATAATAAGTTGTGATGTCTTGATTGAAAGTGTCGAAGTGCTCACGAGGGTACAGAGTTGACCAACCTCTAATACTCTTTTCTTTCAGCTCAAATGTAGCCAGTGTAATGCTTTCCCAAATATGGCTCAGATTCTTCTGTTGTTCGGCAAAATAGGAACTCATGTGTGTATTGATAGCCTGTTCAATAGCAAGCCGATACGTTCCTTTTTCCTTTTCAATATTGGCTTGTCGTTGCATCTCCTGCTGCTTCCTTCTTTCTTCTTCACGCTTCAGTGCTGCATATCTGTCACGTTCTGCAGCTATTTTGCCCGGAATTGTTGATTTGTCTTTTGGGTCAATAGCTTTTTCATCTGTCGTGAAAATGGATCGGATACGGTCGAATAGTTGGGTAACAGGCGCACGACGGCTTTTCATGTTGGTAATTGTAACATTGACTTTCTTCAGATACTCCGCAGCTTTGGCATCCAGTTCATCAGTCATGCCTTCTCCTTGAATCGTATCTAAGATTGCCTGTCCCGCTGAATTACAGTTGGCTATTGATTTTTGGTTCTTGCCTAAGGCGTCAGGGGCACTTTTCATTAAAGAGGTAAACTCTTCTACTTTTATTAATTCTGTTGACATAGCTTTAAGTATTAATGGTTAGAATCCTTCTTCTTCATCTGCTTTGCTGACATTTACAGATACCGGTTCCGGTGCGGTGAGCTGTTTTTCTTCACCAAAAGGAATGTTTGGGTCTTCCTGTGCAATATTGGCATCTTCCACAATTCCATAATCGATGATTTCTTCTTCCTCCTGGTCGGTTGCCATAATGGTATATTTTCCGGTACGTACTTTAGGGTATGCGTCGAAGGCGTGTTTAATCATTTTGTTTTCAAGGAAACCGGGGTCAATACCGCCATTATTGGAAGTGTATAAAGCATTGGCATTACCAAGTTCTCTCCGTCTGGTCTGCTCATTCCATTTGGAATTTGCTTTTTCGCTATAATGCTTCAAGCGTTCAATATCCCCTTGCATGAGCCATTGATAATCCACTGAATTATCATTGCGTACAATGCGTATGAATGCTGCAATAACCTTGGTTGATGTGCGGGGGCATTGTGCTTCATACTCGATGTTTTTTACTCCATTGACTAAAGATGCCTTGAAATGGTCTCCCTCATAAACGACGACGGGGTTGTCAGCATATTTAATTTGGCCGGCACGCATACGCATGGTAAGTTCACCGTAGCCGGTAACTGAAACGTATGCACGTTTTTCGTAAATATCGTTCCCATGTTCGTTTTTGTACCCAGTTTTGCAGTTGCGACTCAGAATATAGCAGAGCGGATGCCCTGTCTGGTCTAATGTTAGTCCATTGACTGCGATATCAAGGAAACAGCCATAAAGGGACATTTTGCTTGAAGTGGCTACATCGGGGTTATCTCGAAGTAATTTTTGAAAATTGAATACTTCTTTGTGGTACATCTGCTCACCCTTATCCGTACCCCAAATTGCATTGTACATTTGAATAAACTTTGCTTGTACACCTTCATTTTCGACAATTTTCGTTGCTGGAAGCGCATTTAGCTCTTCCATCTTAACTTGAATAATACTGCTCATAATGAGAATTTTAGTTGTTAATATTAAAATCTGCTTTGTCTAACCGTACCCAGACTGATTTGCCGGGACTATTAAACGATTGTTCTAAATCGACATCAACAAGCACCTGATTATAGCATTCCAATTTGCGTATAACCACTCCGGTAATAATGGCGTAGTCTACATCATCCCCGTAATGTCCGCACCGGAAAAAGAGTCCGGCCGTAATGTTCTGCCCTATTTGTATATCTTTTGCAGTCATGGTACTTGCATTAATACTTTGATTATGTTGGCCGGTACTTTGTTATGAATATCCATCATGGCACTTGCTGTTTCCAGTTCGGACATTTTCACATAATACTTGCCGCGTTCCTTGTTCTTTGCAGGATAAAACTTTATCCATTCCTTACTACGCCATTCTGTAATGAGACGACGTCCGTATATCTTTTCTGCTTGGGAGATTGTTACCACCTCCGGCAGTAGCCCTAATGCTTTAAGCGTCTGAATCGTTCCGATTTTTATGCCGCTTGCTACAATTCTTTCTAAATATCTTTCTCCCATTTTAGCTGTTTCTTTGATTGGTTAATTATTGGTTACGAGCTTTCTTCACTATCTGAAACACATTGCAACTCTATGCTATGCTGCCTGTTTATAATTAGGTTGAGATATTTCTTCTGTCTTGTATCTTTGCGTTCTTCCTCTTCTTGTCCGGTAGTAATAATCGTGATGATTATCTACTGAAAATTGGAATATTACTATTCCCAAGAAGCAAAGAGCTATAATCGTCTTTTGTAGCTGTTGAAAATCTATGTTTAGAGTAAATACTCTATTAGCCCACCATGACCCCAGTTCATTTAATTTGCTGGTTCCGGTCTTTTTGTATGCTTTGTCGAGCAATACGTTGATAGTTCCGTAAGCCACGTGAAGCCTGTCTGCCATTTCTTTCTTTGCGAGTCCGCAAAAGGCAAGTCCGGCGATCTGATTTTCACGCTTGGTTAATTCATTGTTCGCTTGTAGTTCCATTTTGCAATGTTTCTAATTCGGCTGCCGCTTTAGAAACTCCTTTTGAGGCTTCCAAGGCTTCTTTAGCCATTCTGGTTGCTATTGTGAGAACTTTAGCCTTATAAGATGAACGGGCAGATGCAGGCTTGTTGTTTAGGATATTATGTACTGTGCCTTTTGAACATCCTGCTTCTTTTGCAATGCTCCCCTCATAGCCATAAGGGAGATTGGATTTAATAATTTCTAATTGATTTTCCATATACCTGATATTATTGTCTGAGTTCCCGGCAAGGTGGTCAAGCCCGGCTGGGATTGGTTATCTATTTTTGTTTTTTCTTTTCGTATTCCAAACAAGCCCTTCCATTTGCGAGCCATTTTTCGGAACCTCTTTTAGCGCAAAGACCAATAGCTTTATTTTCAGTGCTGCGACTAAAGTATTTGCACGTGGCACATCTTGAATATCCCATGATTATTACTTGCTTAAAATATTATCCAACAACTTCTTATCATCATCCCAGAGGTTATAACCCTTAGCAATCTTTCTTCTGAGGTACTCACGTTCGCCAATCATAGCGATTGCCATTTCTCTCAAATCGCTTGCATTACATTTTTCTGCTTGATCTATCAAAAGGTTAGAAAGGCATTTACGCTCTTCGTATAGTTCACGTACTAATACGGTCTTCCGTTCTATCTCTTTAAGTGCGGTTGGATTTTCAATCCACAGTTTACAAAAAAGGTCTTTATCAAGGTCTGTATTCATATAGCATTCTTCTACTTCTGAATAATCACCTACGAACTTTTCACCGATTCTATCTTCGAATTCTTTTTGTGTCATATCTTGTCTTTTTTAGAGTGAATAATCTATTTTGCTGTTTTTATTCCAACTTTATTTTGCTGTTATTGCACTTTTGCACTAACTTTATGGTGCAAATTAAATGTTTTCTTGAAATATAAACAAGAAAAACTTGAAATATTTTTCAAGAAAATAATGAATAAGATTAAATAAAAACTTTAAATGTATGAAAATTGGGTTGGTAATCAAAGAGTTAATGCTTAAACAAAATATTGAAGTTGCAGATTTGGCAAAACGATTGGGTAAGACAAAACAAGCCGTATATGATATGCTTGATAAAGAAGATGTTAACACCTCATTACTTCGTGAGCTTGCTGCTATTTTTAATGTTCCAATAACTATTTTCTTTGATAATTCAGTAAATAACAATCAATCTAATACAGGAAATAATAGTATCGTTTTAGGTCAGAATAATAATGTGGATTCTTTAAACTTGGATTATAAAGAAAAACTTGAAAGTGCATTGGTTGAGATAAAGCATTTGAAAGAAGTTATTGATGCGAAAGATAAACTTCTTCAAGAGAAAGAGAGATTGATTAATGTATTAATGAATAAATAAAATGAGATATTTTTCTTTTATTATAGTTGCTGTTTGTTTATTGGGGTGTGCATCTAAAGAAGATAAAGCTATAGATGCAATAAATAAATATATGTATAAAACCTTGGATGATTATACTGGGTATGAAATTGTAGAAATAAAGATGGATAGTTTCTTTACTTCTATATATAACAACCCTTTAGCTTTAAGGTATGAGGATAGTATTTCCAATAACATTATCAATATAGGAGCTGCCCATGGGACGGTTACGCATTGTGATTTAAATATTCCAAATGAGGATAAAGTATTTATTAGAAGTTTAATAGAAAATAGTAAAAATGGCTTGTTGACAATAAAAAAGTATTCAGACTCTATTAAGTTTATAGGCATGGTGCAGCCCGTTTTTCAAGGTTGGCAAGCGCGTGTTAAATATAGAAGTAAAAACAATCAAGGACAGATTAAGTTAAGCGAGGGTACATATATATTGGATAAGGAAAGTTTGGAGGTTGTGGATAATGTAAGTTCGCATGATTTTCAAAATGCTCATTGGATAAAGGAAATCTTAGAAGATTATGATGGATTTATAAAAGAGGAAGAACGTTTGGTAAAGGAGATGTTAGATAAGGGATTTTAATTTTTTTTATTCTGCATAATATGGAACAAGATATACGTTGGCTTCAAAGATACGACAGCTTTCATCGCGCTAATAAGCGTATTCAGGATATAACGGAATCTGATAAGAAAGCGGATGATTTGTCTGAATTGGAAATGGAAGGGTTGATACAGCGATTTGAATATACTTTCGAACTTGGCTGGAAGGTTCTTCAAGATTTGTTAAAGTATAAAGGCTATGAGTTTGTGCAAGGTCCGAACGGTACGCTTCAGAAGGCTTTCGAAGACGGCTTGATTGCCGACCACGACGGTTGGCGCAGAATGGCGAAAGCCAGAGTAACCACTTCACACACTTACAATGAAGGTGATGCCATTGAAATCGTTCGTAATATATATGATGAGTATTCCCATTTGTTGCAGCGATTGGACGATAAACTCAATGAAGAAAAGTTACGGCTTGAAATGAATACATTGTTTTGATATGTACGGATTAAGTGATACGGTAATAACGGATATCTGCGGTGTATTCCGGCGTTATCCCAATATAGAAAAGGTACTTATTTTCGGTTCCCGTGCCAAGGGTACGTATTCCGAGGGATCGGATATTGACTTGGCTGCGGTAGGGGATGGGCTTACCTTTAATCAGCTAATGGATATCAATATCCAGATAGAGGACTTGGGTTTGTTATATAAGGTTGATGTGGTTGATTACAATAAGAATATAGGTACTCCTATTGGTGAGCATATAAATCGTGTGGGAAAACCTTTTTATGAAAGGAATTTAGCTTGATTTATTTCCCTATAACGGTATCAATATCATAATATACATATTGTACTTTAACCAGCTGTGAAATCAATCTGTGTCTTATTAAACAATAAACTAAATTATCCATACCTTTTTTTCAATAAAATATAAGTAAAAATGGATATTCACTATAGAATACATAAGGGAGTAACAAGAAAGCTTCAGCCCTTGGATCCTCAAAAGCAGTCTTGTGCTATGTATGTGGAGGATATTTGTGATTTTGTAGATAAATGTTTTGATAAGGATGATTTGATTATTCATCCGCTTGCTTTTTATCGGCAATACACACGTAATCAAATCCAGTTGATGATGAAAAAGAAAGATATATACGTTCTTCCGACAGAAGAACTTTGTGCTTTCTTAGATGAGCTTATTTCAGACAAATCTGCTATTGAAATAGGTGCTGGAAAAGGTTATTTGGGACGAGAACTTAGTATTCCCATAACTGATAGTTATGCTAAACGTGATCCTTATCCAATGATGATGGATAGAATATGTGGTGTACCAACAATAATTTATCCGCCAGATGTTGAAAAATTAGATGCTATTAGCAGTGTAAGGAAATATAGACCACACACAGTTATAGCTTCTTTTTTGGTTCATGAACAGACTTATAAAGACGGTAGCAAAAAATTTGGCTTAGATGGAAAAAAACTTCTCCATTTATGTAAGCGATATATTCATATTGGCAATTTGGGTATCCATTGTAATAACCCAATTTTGACTATTCCGCATACTGAGATAGAATTTCCCTATTTAATAACAAATATAATGTCTCCTTTAACGGATCGTATTTTTATATGGGGACAAGACGGAATGAGTGATTTTGAGAAAAACTCCAGTATAGAGAAGTATATTGTCAGATATGAAGCAAAAGATAAAGGAATATTTGAAATCGATTTTATGTCTTCTAATAATAATATTGAAAACCGTGCTCACTATTGGATTGAAGTCGATTTGCATACGCGTTTTATGACCGGGAAAATACCATTTAGATTAATTAGCATAGAACAGCATGAACGACAAGGATGAACTGATAGCTTCCCTTCGGAAACAGCTACGGGAAGCATTGCGAAAGTGCAGTGCTCAGGAGCAGGAAATCGCTCTTTTGAACCATGAGATAGAGTTGTTAAAACAGAAGTCTAATTTGAAATAGTTTATAACAAAAACAGCTTGCTCTGATAATTGTTTGTGAGATAATTAGTTATGTGCCGGACTTTTCTGCCTTACAAGCAGAGGGTCGGCGGTTCGAATCCGTCAACGCCCACACAATTGTTGCGGATTTTAGCTTTGCATACTATATGCAAAGCTATTTTTTTATTCTGAAACTTCATTTTTTTAATTTATTTCCCCATTATACCTGATTACTCGGAAAAAAGCCGTAATTTTGCAATCCGATAATTATCATAAATACGACGTATGGAACTTGATTTACTTACCGCAATCTCCCCGATTGACGGTCGCTACAGGGGCAAGACAGATGCTTTGGCTGCCTATTTCTCAGAATTCGCACTGATAAAATACCGTGTACAGGTTGAAGTGGAATATTTTATAACCTTATGTGAACTGCCTTTGCCTCAGTTGAAAGGGGTGAATAAGGATGTATTCGAAACTTTGAGAAATATTTACCGTAATTTTTCAGAAGCCGATGCCGGACGTATCAAGGATATTGAAAGCGTGACTAACCATGATGTGAAGGCTGTTGAATATTTTTTGAAAGAAGAATTTGATAAGTTAGGCGGAATGGACGACTATAAAGAGTTTATCCACTTCGGGCTGACTTCACAAGATATTAACAATACTTCTATTCCTTTGTCTGTAAAAGAGGCATTGGAACAGGTATATTATCCGCAGATAGAGGAATTGATAGCGCAACTCCGTGCTTATGCTGAAGAGTGGGCGGATATTCCTATGCTCGCCAAAACGCACGGACAGCCGGCTTCTCCTACTCGTCTGGGAAAAGAGATAATGGTGTTTGTGTATCGTTTGGAACGCCAACTGGTTGCATTGAAGGTTTGTCCGGTTACTGCTAAGTTTGGCGGTGCTACGGGAAATTATAATGCACATCATGTGGCTTATCCGGAATATGACTGGAAAGCTTTCGGCACTAAGTTCGTTGCAGAGAAACTGGGGTTGGAGCGCGAAGAATATACGACTCAGATTTCCAATTATGATAATCTATCTGCTATCTTCGATGCGATGAAGCGAATTAATACGGTGATGATTGATATGAACCGTGACTTCTGGCAGTATATCTCCATGGAATATTTCAAGCAGAAGATCAAGGCTGGTGAGGTTGGTTCGAGTGCAATGCCGCATAAGGTGAATCCGATTGATTTTGAAAATGCCGAAGGTAATCTGGGCATAGCAAACGCTATCCTTGAACATCTGGCTGTGAAGTTGCCGGTGTCACGTTTGCAGCGCGACCTGACGGATTCTACCGTATTGCGTAATGTGGGCGTTCCGTTCGGACATATCATAATAGCCATTCAGAGTTCATTGAAAGGATTGCGCAAGCTGCTGTTGAACGAAACGGCTATCTATCGCGATTTGGATAACTGCTGGAGTGTTGTGGCCGAGGCCATTCAAACAATCCTGCGCCGTGAGGCATATCCGCATCCTTACGAAGCGCTGAAAGCATTGACACGTACCAATCAGGCTATCACAGAGAATTCTATCAAGGAATTCATAGAAGAATTGAATGTAAGCGAAGATATAAAGAAAGAATTACGTGCAATTACTCCCCATACATATACGGGGCTTTAAGAAGCGACAAGGGAAACCGGAGATTTCAACTTTTTTAATCCGGAATTTGTTATAAGCTAAAATAAAGGTAATTAGAGATAAAGAAAGAATGGCCGTGAGGCCAGTAGGTTTAATTTTATTCGAATAAAACAATGAGTACAGAAAACGAAACTTGGCGTGATGCTTCTTCTTCAGAGGAGAATTCAGGCGCCGGCCGTGATGGTAACCAATTTAACAGAGAGGGAAGCTATAGTCGCCCGTCTTATAACCGTGAAAATGGTGACCGCCCTTATCGTCCGAGATTTAATAGTGAAAATGGCGACCGTCCGCAACGTTCGTACAGCAGTGACCGTCCTTACCGTCAGCGCTTTAATCCGAATGCGGAAAATGGCGACCGTCCTCAGCGTTCCTATAACAACGACCGTTCTTACCGTCCTCGCTATAATAGTGAAGGTGGCGACCGTCCTCAACGCTCTTACGGTAACAATGCCGGCGGTGACCGTCCTTACCGTCCCCGTTATAACAGTGAAGGTGGCGACCGTCCTCAGCGCTCTTACGGCAACAATACCGGCGGTGACCGTCCTTATCGTCCCCGTTATAACAGTGAAAGTGGCGACCGTCCTCAGCGTCCTTA